TAGAGACCCATCAAACCGCCGTTGGCTGCCATTGCAACTTTTTCTCTCATGTCAACATCAGCTATTCCGCCACCAGGCATTTGTTCCTGCATGTTAACATTCTCGCTCATCATCATTTCTGGAGCTTGAGATTGGATTCCTGATTGATCTTGTTGCAACTGTTGTAAAATTTGTTTCCAGATACCACTCATAAAAAAAGCTTCAAAACTTTGAAACTGAACTTTTTGTTCTGGTTCCATTTGTGACCATATTTCTGCCGCAATTTCTTTGCCTTGGTCTCTTGGTTCACGACCACCCATTCTAATATCACCTCGGTTATATTTAATGTCGGGTGCTCCAGCTTCGATTGATTCGTTCATTGAAATTTTTTCTTCCATAGTATCTCCTTTTACTTTGTTTTTCCTATTAAATCAAGAGGTGGCATGATAACGGTTATATCTCTTCTAACGTCTTCTTCAGGTATATTAGCAGCTTTTAAAGCTTCTTCCGTTTCATAAACCTCTCCGGTTTTTTTATTTGATATTTTTGTTATTATTTTATCTGGTGTTATTACTGGTATGTCTTGCATTATGTTGTTACCTCTTTCTTAATGTTTAGATAGCTAATAGCTACATCAAACGAATCTGTTGTGCTTGATTGTACTGTAAAAGGTGTACCACCTTCTATTATTAGCGGTTGTGTTAATAATTCTTTTGTTGTGTTTGCTGTTAATTGTGCAGATTTAATAGCTGTAATACTATTGTTAGTAACAGTAACAATCGGTGTACCAGCTGATGTAACTAATATTGATTTAATAACTATGGTTTCATTAACTGCAGGAATGTTTGCACCTAATGGTGTAAGTGCACTACCTGTTGTGCTATTATCTATACCTTTAAATTTGTATTGGTTTACTACTGCCATTAATCTAAAAAGAAACTTCTAGCTTCTATCTCCTGTTTTAATTCTTCTTGAAATGTTGTGTTTAATTTCTCAAGAACTGCATCTAAATCCCTAACTAAAGATTGTGATATATCTTGATCATACTCATTACTTGCTCTAGTTAATGTTTGTACTATTTTTGCCATTATCTTCTTCCTCCAGCATGTATATCTAATCTAAAAGTTCCTAGTTTCCAACTAGTATCAACTGCAGTGTTAGATATTGTAAGCGCTATAGCTCTTGCTCTAGCTCGTGTGTCTACTTTTGTTGTGCTAGACGATATAGTAAAAGGTCCTAATGATGAACTTGCTGCTGTATCACTAGGATAATCTCTTAAATCTAATTGTATAATTGTATTTCCTTCTTGAGCAATAAAGTCTGGAATAATTTTACTAACTCTCATAATATTTTCACCATCTCCTCTAAGGTCAGCCATATTAGTAGCAGCACCTCTAACAACTTTTTGTGTAATGTCATAATCACCAGAGGTAATATTAGCCGGAATTGCAGTAACTACTGCCCCAGCTTCTACTTGATTAACTCCTGTTTCATGTTCAAAGTAAATTGTAATACCATCTGTATTGCCAACAACATCAAATGATGCATCATCACCTGCATTATATTTAGTTCCGTGTGGCAATCCAAACACAGCAGAATCTTCCCATGTACTTCTAGGAAATAAACTATTATCATTTGTAAACCATATAGGACGTTTAGCTGTTGAATCTAAATAACTATAAGTAACTGCTCTGTTAACTACATTAGATGTTGATGTTGGATAAAACCAAGTAATCTCACCAAACAAGTTATTAATACCACAATAAACTAATTGATTAGATGTAGTATTTAAATCATCATAAACAAAATCTTCTACTAAACAATCCATTGATTCTAGTTTACCAGTAAATCTAAAAAAACCATTATCAGACATCCAGTACGCAGCACCATCAACTTCTACTGCTGCATTCATACCAATCAATCCACAGTTAGTACCAACTTGTTCGTAAGCAAATGTAAACGGAGTTCCAACAAATCTCATAGTAAATAAAGAAGTATCTGTCCAAATGTATATTGCATTTCTACCAAGTTTTGCACCCATGATCCGTGATCCAGCGGCCAGTCTTTGTGTACCAGCACTATTTTCAGCTGTGGGTGTATACTCATTAATATTTTCTTGAGAAGAAAATCTAATAAACATATCGTCTTGTGTTGTTTTATCTCCAATAGTTTTTTCTGTACCAAAAAATACTAAGTGACGATCGGGAGTTGACACTAACATATCACGTGACGCTGTTGGTGCTCCCGTTATAATAGTAGCACGAGTTGCTGTTGCATTACTTGCATCACCATCCCATTCAAAACATTCTCCGTTATGAATTAAAGCTATTAATGTTGTACCTAAATTATCTAATGACCATAAACCAGGGTCTGTTACTGAGTCTGTGTTAGCTGCTGGAGATCCCCAACCTGTAAAAGAAGTGGTGTTGCTAACTGTAGCACCATTTGAATGCGTGGTTGCAGTCGTTCCTCTGGCTGCTCTACCAATACCGGTTAATTTATTTCCTGTAATTCCTGTGTAAGATATTTCTTCACTACCTATTGTAACATGGTTGGTACCCGATGTTGGAAAACCTGTAACACTAGTTAATGTTATTTCTGTAGCAGAACCATTATTACCACCTGACGTGCTACCGATAGCTCCATCTAAAGTTGTTGTAGCTGCACCTAAAACACTTCCACCCCACAAAGCTATACCCCAACCAAATGCTCCAACTTGTTCTGCTGGTCCTACATGATAATATTGATAATAAGTAATACCTCCAGAAGTAGTTGCTCCACTTCCTGTTTCATTAGTGGGCATCGTAATAGTAATTGATGTATTTGTAGGTACACTAGTTATCATAAATTTTTTGTCAGCAAAATCTGTAGCTGTAAAATTAGAATTAGTTATAGATGAAAATGTAGTTGCATCACCGAAGAGTATTATATCTCCTGCGGAAAAACTATGTGTTCCTGGAAAAGTAATCGTAACAGTTGGATCATTATTAGTTGTGCTAAAACAATTTGTAATAGCTGTGCCTCCTGGATTAACTAAGGGGTGAATGTCATAAAACACTCCACCAGAATATACATATAAAATCCTGTTAGTTCCTATAACTGAAAATTTTGTAGAAGCTGAGTTAACAAAATGATGTAAACCTCTAGCAGCGCCTGTAAGGTTTTTATCTCCTAGTTGTTGCCAACCACCTATTTTTTCTGGTGTACCATATCTAAAACGAACATTCTGTCCGCCTGTCCATTGAGACTCAGCGCCGGTTGAAGTAACCTGTTTATTAAATCCTGGTAGAAATCCTAATTTTTGTAACATATAAACCCATTATTATACTATTTTACAAATGATGGTAGACCCAGCATAGGTCTTCCGTCAAATTTGTTCTTTTCAGCAAATGGGCCATTTACATGATTATAATGTAAAAATACTTGACCGCAAATGTTCCCTTCAAAAGGCTCTCGCCAATGTTCAAGATCACAGCCACTATATACTAGCATATCGCCAACTTCAAGCAGGACTTTTGTGTCTTCTATGAAGATAGGCCATGGATCTCCCCCTAAATTAATAGTCGTAGATATCTCACAGCTTGGTCTGTCTTTATGTTTTTTTAATTCATCACCTTTTTTATAAGCTCTTGCGTAGGAATAAGTAGGACATAAGTCTAAGCCAGTGTGTTTTTTCATGACCGGTAACATTTTAACTAATAAAGTTTCCATTACTTGATCTGCATAATGAGAATAAGTATTAGGAATTTGTTCATCTGTCCAAGTTCCAAACATACCATTATCGTATGTTATATTGTTTTTATACATAAAATCTACCGCATCTCTTTTAAGTAAAAAATAATTAAATATAAAATTAGCTAAGTCATAACTAATTGCATTTTTAATTACTTGATATTTATTAAACATTAAAACCCTCCTGTAAAAAATTAAATGAAACTGATATTCTTATATCATTAGATTGATTGGGTTCAACTGAATGCCATAACCATGCAGGAAACATTATTATTCTTCCTGGCACAGGTGCTAGATAACATTCTTTCCATAAATGTTGTGGAGGAACACCCGTTTTTACGGCAGGCATATTCATTTGTGCCCCTAGTCTTGGATCATTGCAAACAAGTTTACCCGAGTTTTCTTCGGCTTTTATATAATATACACCAGACCATAATGAATTAGGATGGATGTGGGGTGTATTATATGCACCTGGAGGGTTTAAATTAGCCCATACATTACCTAGTATAGGTTTTCTATCTAACCATTCTTCTTGATATATTTCATTTTGCATATTGTATAATTCTTTAATTAATGGCTCAAATTCTTTTTGAGAATTATCTATATTTTTAGAATGCCAACCTTGCCTATTTGTTTTTTTAACACCAGGATCTTGTTTAGACATATTTACAATTACATTAGTTAATAAATTATTATCTATCTGTATATCTTTTGCATAAATAGTTGTTGGAAAAAATTGTTCTTTAATCATCTAAA